AAGAGAATGTTTATACTTCCCACCATGTTTTTCCTCATTACGCTTTTCACTTAACATGATTGCCACAGCCTGCTTCTGACTCTTCACTTTAGGGCCATGCTTACTCCCAGAGTGAAGTTTGCCCTGGCCCCACTTATGCATCACTTCGCTAGATGGCATTTACGTTGTGGCTCCTGTCGCGGCAGCAATTTTCTGATCATAAAGTTTCTTCATTTCTGCCACAGCGATCTTATGCCCAGGATGATTAGGATCCTGGTAAGCGCCCTTCGGATCACTTCTCATTTCAGCGATTTTCTTGTCAATTTCCTGTAATTCATCTTGTGTTGACACGATACTCTCTTCTCCTCTTAATGTATCTTCGCCCAACTTCTTCCCAAGATCGTTAAAGAACTTTATGAGAACGGGGTTCTTGTTTTCGCCAGTAGAATCGAGCCATTTGATCAGTGGGTGCTCTTTATTGCCATCAACCAAGAAAGATAGAGCCTTTTGAGCAATATCAAACTCCTTAGCCGAATTAGCACCCCACTCTTTCTCAAGATCTGCCATAGGAGCCTCATAACGAGTGCCCAAGCCCTTAATTGCCTCGAGATTCTGGCCCACGTACCATTCATAAAGCGCCTTTGCCTGTACCGGAGCTATCCCAAGTTCATGGAATTTCTGACGAGCCGCATTCTCAAATTCTGCGCTATATGGCACATCCTTGGGCCAATTATCGTGAGGCATCTCATATGCTTCTGCCTTCTCCGGCCGGAACTTCTCAAAAACCTTGTTCCATTCCTCAGGTTTGGCATCTTTGCCAGGAAGTGCTATGGAACGACCCTGATATTTGACCATTTCCCCGTAATTCTTAACCAAATCTTGAGGGGTCTTTACATCTTTAAGCCACGGCTCATTCCGCATCTCCTGCGGGACGATCGTCTCCACCCATTCTCGACCCGACTGGGTCAAACTCGGTGCTGGTTGCTGCTGGTGTTCTCCTGACGTCGGCGCTGATGCTTGTGTCATCGGATTCTCCTCGCTTCGTTAATTCAAATATCTCCAGAACTATTGCTCGACGACCTTCATTAAAGAAAGTCTGATTTGTACTAAAATCAGCGGCCATACTCGCTCGATAAATAAACCGATCCATAAGATCCCATAAAACTATCTGCCCAGGACCACCAGAAAATAGAGAAGTATATGCCTTCTCTATTTGCTTTTGCGTATAACTAAGCCGCCGCTTGGCCACCACCAATTCTCCTCTGTGCCAGTACAGCGTTGGGCGATCCTGGCTCTGGCTTCTGGTTAAGCGCCTGCACCATAGGGGCAGCTTTTCCTGCCGCACCAGCCACCTGTTCTGCCTGCTCGGCCTTCTGAGAATCAGCCTGTTCCTGCGCCTGTTGCGCACGGAACTCCTGCGTCCTATCCGCGTCCCGGATACAGGTGGGAGGAACACCCTTTATATTGCCCAATTGACGGATACACTCATCAAAGTCGATAACATCCAGCACCTTTGGATTAATCTGCGCAAGTGGCTCAACTGTGGTGAATATTTCTTGAATTGCGGCCGCATCCACAGCTTTCTGCGCCCGAGCCAACGGTCCTTCGTATCTAATCTTGAGAGAAATCTTTCCCCTCTGCTGGGCCTCGAGTAATGGCGCAGGTATCGGGGGGAATTGCTGCTCACGCATCATAATTGCGAACGTGCGATCTATAAGGGGCTTTAAGAATTCGCTCTCTAGACGCCCAAGTGCCGGTCCCATGATACGTTGCATCAACTCGTATCGAACTCGCACTTCTTCGGCCGTCATTTGAGGACCACTCTGAAGTTGAAGTTGATCCGAATAGTACATCTCTCTAATGCTGGTCTTAAGTTGTTCGGACTTTAGATTGCTGACCTTGAAATCGATTCCAAGCAATAGAGGCTGAACAGAGTCCATACTACGGACGGTGGTGCCAGCCCCTGGCTGGAGGCGAACTGGACCAATTGCATCGCCAGCCAGAATTTTAACGGGAGGATCAACCACCTTAGCCAACGCTTTGAGTTCGAGTTCGGTGACCTTGTTAAGTGATCTGATATCTGGGAGAGCGGTATGTGAAGGTCCACGCCCATAAGTCTCCTCATTTATCTTAGTCCATCGTGGCACCATAAAGGGGAAATCATGAAACCCCTTTTGAGCCAGCATAGTCCGCTCGCGATATAAAAACCACGAACTGTCCCATTGATGGAGCAACGGTCCCTTCTTTCCCTTGGCCGGATACACACCATTTATGACTGCGTACATACGATCCGCACGCAATGGTTCTTTCAATATAGCCGGTAAATCTTCACCAAACCTCAATCTAATCGCTTCAGCCGACATCTCATAAGAACGAAAGACTGTATTGACACGCCCATCCGGCCCTTCGCTGACCACATACTTCCCGCAGGGCACGCTTTGAAACTCTAGTCCTGGAAACCCTGGCTCCTTAGATTGTGCCATGTCCTCGAATAAACAGGCTGTCCCAAAAACCACCAGGTCTAGATATGACTCGTGGGCTTCACTGGCAAAATTAGAACGGTTGAATTCCCAGAGCATCTGATTAGTCACATGATACAACCAAATCCGAACTTCTTCATTTTCGTTGAGTTCTTGGTCATCGCATTCGAGGTAAAACCAGCGGAGACTGCTGGACGTCAATGCCCCATGCATCGAGGACGCCAGCATCTCCGCTGCGCGTATGGCAGTTGAATCAAAGAGTTTCTGGGTTCGCTTCGTACCTGGAGTCTTACGAACTTGGATAGAACTCTTTCGTGGCAGCACATAGTCAGCAAGTTCCTGGTACTCGGCAGACCAAATACGCCAGGGAACTAACAGTTCGGCGTAGCGACGAATGTCCCTAGTAAGAACATCATCTTTATCCTTACTGGCGTCGTAAAGATTAGACACCGGTCTTACTGCTAGTGCTGTCGCCACAACCGCCTCCTAATCATCTACTCCGCCAACTTTCTCGCCAAAGGCTCGTGGCCCTGCACTACCTGTAGTGGTGTCAATCTCAGCGCCTTTCTTTGCAGCTGGCACACGCATATTTGCATCTGCCCCACACTCGTTTCCAACTTCAGCTGCCGGATTACGATGACTCGTTTGACCTCTTTCACATCCTGGGCCACTTGAATTTCCTGGTGCATGTGGCATTCCATTATTCTCGCTCATCTCAACCTCCTAACATGGCAATACTCTCGACCGTTATCGTGATCTTCCCAGTCTCCGGACGGACATCGCCAGAAACTTGGATTAATACGCCACCATGAATTGGCGATTTTTGGGGCATGTGCTCGATCAGTGCTGACACTGCGACCTCGAGAGCAGGCCATGATTCTTCACTCTGCTCCTTCAGTCCCCGCAATTTGTCCTTGAAGTGTGCCATCAGCACATCCTTCTTACCCGCGAGCCGTATTTCGAAAGCCATAACTCTTCCTATTGATCGCCCAGGTGCTTAGTGCTCGGGAGAGCCACTGCAGCATTGAGGACTGCCGTTGATTCATTCAAAGACCGCACAAGATCAGCAACTTCGGGTTGACTCGGAAGTTCTGTGGTTGTTTTCATTCTTCCAATAAACTCGGCCGCATTTTTCATCGCCAATGCTGCTGCGTCCACCGCCGCCCTGGCTTCTGGCCCCATTCTCACCCATCCTGGCCCGCTTGGACCTGGTCCTACCCGACGATCTCGTTCTGCCTGACTTTCCTGTCCTGTTTGACGATCTCGTTCTGTCTGTCGATTTCGATCATTTTCTGTCTGTACCCGCCTGTCTCGATCCGCCTGACTTTCCTGTCCTTCTAATGCCATCACTAACTCCTTCTTGTAGTTGATCACTATAAGGTGATCGGCTCTCAGTTCCCTGTCAAAGTATTACCACCAGCAGCTGACGACGCTCTGGCCGTTGTATCCGACGTTTGACCGAATATTGTGGCCGCTCCACCACGACGTCTATTCTGAGCCTGTATCTGGGCAGTCAACGCTGTATTGCCCGCAGGCTTGAGCGCAGGTAACGGGGGTGGTTTAGGTGGCTTCTCAAAGAATGCGCTCATTTACTTTCCCCTATAGTAAGACTATAGCGACGCCCAACTATGAAGAATCCGGGTGAACCACAAATACGAAAAAGCAAAGGCTTATCGTGTTGAATATATAACTTACCAGTGTCTGTTTTTGCAAACCACGGCTTGTCGTGTTGAATAGATACTGGAAGCAATTTTACTTCAAACCAAGGCAGTTCTCCAATTGGGTTTCCGGGGAAAGGGGGAGGCTGAGAAATTTCAGTACAGAGAAATTCTACTGGCTCTATCTTCATCGCTATCTCCCATCGAACACGTTAAAGTCAGTATCCATCTGTGGTTCTTCGTTTTTCTCTAGGGGATTAAAATCAGAAAGTACACGAGTATTGCCACTACTGATATCGCTAAGACGATTAATTGACTGGGCGAAATAACGAAAGGCGTCAGCCCCATGACTAGACCCGTCATGAACTGGAATGTCGCGATAAACCCTGTTCTTTTCATCGTATTCCCTGTGGTAATTCTGTAATGCCTTTACGCCCTTAGCTGTGGCGGCCTGGTCGAACCAACACCGCGGCAGCACCGCCCGAACCGCAGTAATGCCATCGTAAATCGGCATTTTGGGTACGACCCTAAAATTGATACCAAGTTTCCGTGCTGCTTCAAGTCGCGACGTGCCGGTCGTGAACTCTTTAACCTCAATGTCATGCGGGGCGAAATGATCTCCGAAGACATACGGTCTTAGCCTCACTTGTCGGATATGATAATCCAACGGGTACCCTTCTTCTTCATAGTAGTCAATAACACGATACTCGAATCCTCTAAGACTCTGCACGAACCATATAGCCGTCGCATCGTGACGTCCGAGGTCCCAAAAGGTGTGGGTAAGAAGAGACGGATCGTAGGGAACCCGAGTGATCTGGTCTTTCTGGTGAAGGTGTGAGATGATATTGCCATAGAATGACCCAGAGAACGTGCCGCTGAAGTTACAGTAGTACTCTTGCTGGGCTATCTGCCTGTCTATATTGCCCGAGTTTATCTCATCCTCAACCTGTTTATGAGTGACCACCGGAGAATGGTCTTCACCTGGTGCGTCCCGTTTGGTCTGATCAATCGAAAGAAGAGAACACGACCATTCAGGATTATTCTTGTTGGCTTCCCATAAGTCGAACGCATGGTTGTTACTCCCGCGCGGCGTGAATATGAAGGCAGCCCAGCCTTTATTTTCGACGAGGATGGGTGAAAGAAGAGCCCATGCGCGAGGGTCCTGGATCATGAACTCCGAGAACACCATCCCCACTGGATTCATCCCCACCAATTGGTCGATGTTGTCCGAACCCAACAATCTGTATATTGACCCATTCCTTAATTCTACTTTCAATTCCGTTTCGTTCTTCCCCACAATCAGGTCCGGGGGGAAGTGGTCCATAAATTTGAAACCGTCCGCCCCAATCCCGTCCCAGATAATCCCCTTCGCCTGCTTGTAGGTAGGTAACACGTGCACATACAACCCCACCCTTTCCATCATCCTGCATATGGTAAAGTTTAACCATGTCTTGTCCTTACCCGCGCGCCGATGCCACACATCAATAAACCGCCGTATGCCGTTATCGTAATCTATAAATGGCTTCTCCTGATAGGAGCGCGGTTCATAGTGATGTGGCAATTCTATCTTCAAATCTTATGCTCCCACGCCTCTTCGATTTAGGCCTCCGACTAAAGAAATATCTATTGCGGCGGTAATCTTGTATAATCGGCTTCCACCACTTTCTCGACCTTTTTGCCCCCGAAGTGAGTTATCTCTATGGTTATTCGACCCTCGCTCCCAGGCGGAAGGGCCACCTCCATAGACCTCAGTTTAGGATATCGATAACTCGCAATCTCCGAGTGAGCGGAGAGACGGGTCTCTAGTTTATTGCCAGGATTTATAGCTATCTTGGCCAGTTCTATTAGGGGATCGTATTCAGTCTTGTCGAAGTCTGCCAGGCCTATCTCTTTGGCATAGTCCTTAGCTTCCTTTTGAAGTCGGCGAAAGCGCTGTTCCATAGATTCTGTGGAGAGCGTCGTCATCATGGCGTCTTGCTTTGCTTGCTTGGCCATAACCGTACCTTATACTATACAGCGCGGGGGAAGTAAAGCCCTTTACTTGTGGACGTATTATAGCTAATATAGTTATAGGAGGGTTTTATGGAAACAGAAACTGTAAAAAGAAAGAAAACTGGCGCGGATACACCACGGTGTGACTTTTGCTATGGCCCACTTGGACGACCACATGCAACAGTAGAGATCTTGGCTGTCCTGTTTAGCAATAAGATGAAGATGTGCATGAAGTGCCTTAGAAAATGGGGTAAAGACGCAGACTCTTCGGGGTAATGGCCGTGTAATCCCATGGAAATAACTATAGGGTATATAGGAAAAGAGCAAGAAATGTGGGCACAGACTGGGAACCTCCACCGGCATGCTTGGGCAAAACAACGATTTAGGGGGACGACCCCGACAAGAAATTGGCCCACCCTACAAAAAGTAGGCATTGCTGCCCAATGGTAAGCATTACCACAAGTAGGCATTCGCTACTAACCAACAGTAGCCATTCACTACAACGCATTAGCGCATCTACTTAAGCCAATCTAATGGGCCTTGTATTAAATCGCCTAAAGCCCCAAGAAAACGCTTTACTTACACCGAGCGTCGCGGTACTATTTATCTATCGGCGAGGAGGCCGATAACGATGGCGAAAAGCCAAAAGACCGAAACCCCAGCGACCGAGGCAAAAACCCTTAACCCAGCGCGCTACGCGCCCACGGCCAAGATTACCGTCCTGGCCAAAGCCAATCCGAAACGGCCAAACAGCGCGGCCCATGCGCTCTTCGCCGCCTACGAGAAGGCCGATACGGTGGGTGCGTACCTGAACGCCGTAGCCAAACTGGCGCGTCGGCCCAAGGCTGGCCGGCTGGCTCTCGCGTGGGATGTAAAACACGGTTACGTTTCCGTCGCATAGCGCGGCAATTGCCCCTGGTGCCTGTGGGCCAGGGGCTTTCTTTTTGCCCACGATTCTGTTTTACGACCGAGGAAACAGAACTGGATGGCAGCGGTCCAGGGCTTACGGCAAAGAAAAGCGTAAGAAAGGCGTATAACGTAACGTGCGTAACACGCGTAACTTGTTCTCATAACATAGTTTTGGACCTTGTGCGCGTAAACTCACACGTAACTATATGAGTTTTCTAGCTCTATTCTCAGGTACCGAGTAATTACGGTGTAGGAAGTTGTCATTGGATAGCTGTCTCTTATCCCTGTTTCGCGTGTTACGCGTGTTACGCCTAAGCGCGTCTTACCCTACCGAGTACCCCCGCAGCCTACGGCTAAAACCTATAACGGTAACGTGCGTAACAGCTAATGACAGGCCTAAAACACTCGCCAATG